ATGGCTTGGGCAGGGGTGGCGCCGATGGGTGCGTCGATGAGTGCCATGCCGCGCATGCGCTCGGCGGTGGCGATCAGTTCTGATGACACCGCCTGTCCTGTGCAAAACCCCGGCGCGATCAAGAGTTTCGGCCAGTAACCGAAACGGTTGTAAGCGTCTTCTAGGGTTTTAAGGCCGCTGCGCTGTCCCGCCGCATCGACTGCACCGAGAATGTCGGCGGCGGTGACTTGCGAAGGATCGGCGTAGACGTAATCGACGGTGATGCTCGCCAGTGGCGGGATCGCACCGGATGTCACGCGCGTGATCACGCCTGTGATCGCGTCCAAGGTGTAATCGGTCTCGGGCGTGTAGGTCTTCGTGCCGTCGGCGCTTTTAAGAGTCGTTAATTCGATCACCGCCGGGTTGGCCAGCCGCAGCCGGTTGTTGTTACCAAACGCAGCCGTCTCGCCCGTGACCGTATCGCGGTGGATCGCCGGATTCAGCACGTTGACCGCCAGCACAGTACCCGCGCCATGGTCATAGATCGCATCAAACGCGCTAGGGATCGTAAAGCCGGGCAGGTCTGGACCGAACTGCGCGGCGTCGCGGTCTGATAGACATTGCGTGAGCGTATTGACCGGCCCCGTCGGAGCCGTGCCGATCAGGGCGATCACCGCACTTTTAACAATCCGAATCGGGCGCGAGCCGTCATCTCGCTCAATCGTCTCGACGCCATGTAAAAAATTGGCCGCCATTATTGCCGCTCCCTTTCAAAATGTTCGATGCCGCGCGCCGTGATGCGACACTCAAAACCGCTGCGCTGGACGTAGCCGATGTCGGTCAGAAATTTCAACGCAAACTCGCACTCATCAGGCGCATGCCCCAGCGCGTGCGTTAAATCGCGGTCATAGCCCTGCACGCGCACGTCATCGAGCACGGCCAGTGCGTAGAGTTTCTCCAGCATGGTGCGGCGGATAAGGTGCTGGCGCGCGATAAAGGCACGGTCGATCACCCTTTGGGTTTCTTGCCTCATGACAAAGCCCCTTTGTGGCGAGGCGCTTTAACGGGCGCGTCGTCGGCGTGCGCTGCTGGCACGACCGGTGTGAGACGTTGTTGCGCGAGCAACGCCTGCGTGTACGGGTGATCGACAGGCAGCGTCACGGGTTTGTTCGGGTGAAGTTGAACGTCCACGATGCGCGAGGCCACGCGCAGACTGACGCTCGATAGCGGCCCGGTATAGAGATAAAGCTGGGTTGCCGTGCTCATCAGAATTCCTCGTTAAAGTGCGGCGCTTGCAAGGGCGCGCCGAAATGGGGGGCAAACGGGATGCCAAACGCGGGATCGATTTTTTGCACCTGCACCGTGCGCGTCGCCCATTCCTGGCCGTACTGCCAGATGCCCGGCGTGTAGCCGATGAAATATTCCGAGATCGGACGCAGTGGCGCGTCGCAGTGGGTAGGCATAAAGCCCGTCAGCGTCTCGCGCAGCCGATCTAACCAAGCGATCACGCCGTGTGACCCGTTTAATTGGCAAAACACCAAGGTCAAGGGCAGCGTGAGTTGACGCTCAACCCACGTCGCGTCGGTTGCCTGATCGCCGCCGAATTGACTTTTTGCGTAGCCGACCAATACCGCGCCGACCGGGTGCGCGAGATGAAAATTCATCGGCTCTTGCGGATACCACGCGACGTCTAATTGCTTGCCGTACTCGGCTTGCAAGCGCGCGATAACGCTTTCTATGAGGGCTTCGGTCAAGGTCTGTGCCATCACATCCGCCATTGCGCCAAGACGCCCTCGCCAAACTGGCGCGCAGGCGCTTTGACGCGCATCGCACCGGCCTCTGGCACCGCCTGATGCGTGGCCGCATCGCCCAAAGTGATCCGCCCCGACTGGATGTGCTCTAAGGCCTTGATCGCGTGATCCCTCTGATCTTTGACCGTTTCGGGCACACCGCTCGCCATGCGCCGCGCGTACAGCGCGTAGCACACGAGACTGCGTGTCAACTCTCGCACGATGGTGGGGATAGGATTCAGTGGCAGCGTGTGGCGCGCCCGCAAATAGCCGTCCACCATTTGGCTCGCCGTCTCTATCGCTGTGTCGATGACCGCCTCATCGGGCGAGTCTGCGCCCGGCGCATCGTTCGATAGTTTGATGAGCTGGCCAGCGCCTAACGCTTGGCGCACATCGGCCACAGAAACGTAAGCGCTCGCCATGGGGTTACGCGGCCTTCAGTTCGACCAAGGCTTCCGGGTAGAGGCAGAGCGCCAGCGGATTGGCCTGCGCCTCTAAATCCCAACCCTTACCCAAGCGGCGCTCCTCGGCCTTGGCGTAAAACGGCTGCCCCAGCGTGTTGACGGTCTCGTTGTAGTTGGCTGGGGCGTTATACAACTCGTAAATACCGACGCCGACCGGAAACACCTGCGCCACGTCGGCAGGAATAAAAATCTGCCCCGAGACGCTGGCGTTGTATTCGATGAATTCGACGCCGCCAAAGGTAAACCCTTCACGCTTATCGCCGCCGATGCGGTCTTGCGCTTCTTGGTAACTCTCGTAAGCCTTTTGCACTTTGGGGTGGTCGGTAAATTTGTCGAACCACTCGGGGCCGCAGAAGGCTTTAAAGCCGCTCACTAAGACGCCGCCGAGTTTGGCCTCGGCGTGACGCTTGGCCTCTAGCACTTTGCTGCGCACGTCGGTGGTGGCGGTGGCCAGCGCAACATTGATTCTCTTTTGCGTCACGCCAAACGCGTCGTACAGGTCAACCAGCACCGCGCCGTCGGCGTCCAGCACCTTGCCGCGCAGCGCGCCGATGCGCTGCCATTCGCGCGTGGCCTCTAAACTGTTTTTAAGCGCTTGCAGCTTGTCGTTGATGACCTGCGCTTGCGGGTCTGTCGCGCCGTCCTCGCCCGCCTCGCCAAATTGCGCGAGATTTTGAATCTCGCTGGGCAAGACTTGGGCGCTGGTCGGCAAGTGCGCCGTCTCAAACGTCCTGCGCACGCGCTTGGCATTCGCCACCGGCTGCGGGTCGTCATTTCTCGAGACGTTCGGCACTAAAAACAGCCGCCCCTCGCGCACTTCCACCACCACGGTCGTGGTCGCAATGCCGCGCTCGTTAAAAATCCCTAGGCTGCCCGCTTTGGTCGGCAGCGCAGGCAGTTTATTGATCGCCGCCGTCAGCGTGGTGACGGTAAACAGGTCGTCCAGATTCATGTCGGGTTCCTTAATAGCGTTACAGCGCGGCGCGCGCGACGATGCCGCGCTCGTCTAGGCGTTTGAAGGCGGCAGCTTTTTGTGCGTCGGTCAGGCCGTCTGGCCAGATCAAGACGTCGATCACGACCGTGGCACCGCGCGCGATAACCACGCCTTGCGTGTCGCCCGATGTGGCGTTGACGTTTTCCGCAGCAATCGCCGCTGGCGCGTCTTTGGCCGTCGGGTCGTAGCGGGTGTATTTACCGCCGACGAAAGACAGCACCGTGCCGATGTCGTAGGCTTGCGCGTGCTGGGCATACGTCGCACGGTCTTTGCTCCAGCCTTTGGACACTTCGACTAGCAGCACGTCGCCAAGGTGTTTCGGTTCCTGATGAATCGCCATGATTCGATCCTTAGTCGTGTGGGTTAACGTTTTTGGCCGCGCCGTTGTGCGTCGGCAATCAAGGGATTGACCGCCGGTTTATGCGTCGCTGGCGCGCGGTGCTTAGGCGCGACTTCCGCAAAATTCGTCGCCTTGGGCAGCCCGGACAAAAACGCTTTAAAAGCGGGCAGCAAAGGCCGCGTCTTATCGCCCTCGCCAAACTCGATGACGCCAGATGCGTTGCGCTGCGGGGTGCGGCCTGCGGCCATCTCGATGAAGGCCAGCACCGCCGCGCGATGACGCGGTAATAATCGGCCTTCGCGGATTAAGTTCTCGGCGAATTCGGCGGCCTCGCCGCTGGCTGCGTGGTCTTTCTCGTCTTCAAGCTTGGCCTTCTCTTGCGCAAGCTGCGCAATCGTCTCGGCTTGCTCGGTGATTTGCTGCGTCAATTGCTCGACCACGTCCTCGGCGGCATCGTCAGGCGCGACGTCTGCGTCTGGCGGCGGTGCCGCCTCGGGCGCGTCTTCGGCTTGCTCGGCCAAGCGCTTGAGTTTGTCCTCGGGCAGCACGTCGTCGGCGACGGCTTGCCCCTTATGCTTGATTAGCCATGCGCGCAATTGCGCAAACAGTCCCGTGCCGGTAAGCTCGCCGTCGGCGTCGAGGCTTTCCTCAAACGAAACAACCCCCGCCTCGTCCTCGCCAAACTCGAACTGCTCTAAGCCCTTGACCGCAGGCGGCTGCGCGCCCAGCACGCCAACATGGCGCAAATAAAAAACGCCCGGCACCGGGTTATCCGGCGAGTCGGGGTGATAAAACGAGGCGCTGATTTTTTTAAACGAACCTTGACGCGCCATCTCCGCAAACGCCGGGTTGATCTGACGCGGCACCGCACGCAAGCCCGTCTTATCGGCAATCAGCGCACCGACCCAGCCGTGCGCCGGACCGTTCGTCTCGGGATGCCCGAGCACAATCGGCGCTTCATGCACGCCGGGGTCGTAGGCTTGCGCGCAAGCGCGCAGATCGGCCTCGCTAAAGGTCATCGCGCCGCCTTGCATCGGGCGGTGTCTGCCGGGTCTAAAAATGTGCAGGGTTTTTAGCGGTCTATCGCTGCGGGCTGCGGGGGGAGGATTACGCGCTGGCATCCGGTCTCACCTGTGGCTGGGGATTGTGTCCATCGCCACCACTGTGAACGTGTCAGAGGCGGAAAACTTTTAATCTGGTTTAAAGATTTTGGCGTGGCTCAAAAAGCAAGCTTCCCGCCCGAACGCGGATGCGGGGATCACGAAGCCGTCCGCATGCGCCCAGCAAGGCGTTTATAAACGTTTATAAGGCCGGCCACAGCGCAAATGGGTACCCAAGGCGGGGGTTGCGCTTAAAACGCGTCACAGCGCCTGTTTTACGGCTTGCCCGATTCGCCCGTCGCAGCCCGACGTAGATAGTCTTCGCCGATCTCTAGCATCGCCGTCTCGGCCTCGGGTTGCAATTGCCCGCCGATCATCGGTAGGTACGGGCGCGCCGGAATGCTCGCCTTGTGCCCGCGCCCGGCCATGCCGCCAAACTGGTGAATCGCCGCGTGGCGCACTTCGTCTCCAACACCGACCATCGCCGAGCGCTCGTCCGAGTGCGTCACAATCGAACGCGCCAAGCTGCCAGAGACTTGTAAGAT